CCCCAATTCTCGTTCAAAGAATTGTGGCAGTGCAATCATGCCGGTGCCTCGCAGCACCCCGGTGGTTCTGACGAAAACTTCGTGCTCACTACTCCCTAGAGACCTTGTGCAAGTACCGTCGCTTCTTAGCGAAAATAAGTACTATGCAATCAGTCCAGTGGAAGGAACAGTGCAAGAATTTGTCGGTTCCGAACAACCGGAGATATGCGATCCCCCTATGGTAGACCAGGGGCAACTCCCGTCAGCTTGTTCAGCTGATGATCGAGAGAAGCTTTCCCAGTCCCTTTCCATTCTCATTGACTACTGTATCTTGTATGGTTTAGACGCTTCTCGCGTATCGACCAAATCCACTCTTCGTCACTGGCAATACTGCTCAGCGGAGTGCGGATGGATTAAATTCCTCAAGTACAAGTTGTCTTCTTTCTTTTCTTCGTATCTGGAGACAGAGCTTCCTAAAAAGCCCTTCTCACGTCGTGATGATCCTGCTTACCTTGCTTGCGGCCTCCTTGGTCGCTTCATCGCTCGTATGGCTCTCCGTGATTCCAGTTTTGCCGTTGGCATTCTCTTTCTTAAGAAAGGTCTACCCAGACCAGATGAGAAAGCTCTGAAAGCAGCGGTAGTTTCCACGAAGGAAATGTTAACCACAAAACACCCCTGTCCCCCTTCTTCCTTCCTCTCCCGTGAACATCTGTTCTCCGAACTCCGCCGTACCACCTCTGAAATTTTTCGAGGTAAACGGATGAGTGAGGATGATCTTTACAAGCCCTACGCCCCATCTATTCGTGCAAACTACACGGATTCAAGATCGGCGTTTGGGACACTTGGTACGATCCAGGAGGCCGGACTCTTCGACGACGAGCCCTCTTCTCTTTCTCATGGTGAGTTCCTAGAAATAGTGAAATCTATCGATGAATTGAGTGGCATGCGTGACGTTGAGGGATTTCGGTCAGCTTATGCTGGTGTGATGGAGATGCGAGAACGAGCCCGGTTCGCCGGTTGTCTCCAGGTGAGTGGTGGAGGTGAGAAGGAGGAGATTGTAGATGAGGATTCACAGCATTTGGAGCTCTCCCCCGCCTTTGTTGGCGAGGTAAAAACGCGGTATCGTGAACTGTACCGTAATGCTGTGGAATTGGCAATGGAGGAAAAGCCGAATGTAACGTTGGTGCCTTTGGCAGAGGCTTTGAAGGTGCGCGTCATCTCTAAAGGTCCTGCTATGACTTACTTCGTGCTTAAGCCCGTCCAGAAATTTCTACATCGTCATCTGAGACGATTGAACATGTTTTGTTTCACTGG